GCAGAGCCTAATGCTTGGCCCAAACCAATTCTTTGTGGGCTTCGGCCACTAGCCTGGAGCAATGCAGCCGCTGCCGCCATTGTTGACTGAAAGCCAAGTTGTTCTTTTTGCTTGGCGGTTAGCAGCTTTTCAAGTTCGCTATCACCACCGCCACCAAACAAATTGCCTAATAGGCCATCAAAATTTAATTCAGCCATTTTTTACCCCTTAACCAATTAGGCCAAGAATGCCGCCACCAATTGCACCCAATGCTGTGCCAACACCAGGCACAACACTGCCTAACTTTGCACCAGCCAATGCGCCACCAAGAGCGCCAGCACCAACATTCTGGCTGTATGGAGTTGTTGCCACCATACCAAGATTGGCAGGCTGCGCACCGAGACTTGACTGAACCACACCAAGGCGCTGTAGGCCAATGTTTCGGATTGCATCCATTTGTTGCTGGTCCAATGCTTGACGCGCACCACCAGCACCCATGACCGCTTGAGCGCCACCAAGACGCAATGCTTGTTGCTGTGCAGCAAGACTTCCAAGAGTGCCAGCCGCACCAGTACGCAATTGCGCACCTTGCAAGCCTGCTTGCTGATTGGCAATGTCGGCTGCTGATCTGCGGCCAATGTCGGCCTGCTGCATGGCCATTGCCTGGTTAAATGCCTGCTCGTTTAATGTTGTGCCAAGTGTGGCGGCCTGCTTGGCAAACCCTTGGTTTGTCAGAGCCTCGGCCACACCTTGGCGTGATCCACCAAATGCACGGGCAGCGTTTGCACGCTCACCAGTTTGCTGGATGGCAGCGCGTCTTGCAGACTCCAAATCGCCCAATGCGTTCTCACGCACCATGCTTGTGTATGGATTCATGTATGAGCCAATTGAGCCTGGACCTTGGCCCATGCTCAAGTTGGTCTGCTGTGCTGAAATCTGCGCAGGCTGATAGACACCGCCATAAGCAGCCATCTGCGCTGCCAAGTCTGTGCCACTGATGCCTGGACCAGCAAGGCCCGTGTTGACCAGAGCTTCCTCGCCTGCCTGGTACATTGGGTTGTATCCAGCAAACTGCTGGACAGGCAATGCACCAGCGACCCCTTGGGCCTGCTGAAAGTTGGCCAAGAATGCTTCTTTGATCTGTGGATCAATGGAGCTTGTTGAGGTTGTTGTTCCACCTTTTGACATATCGCCACCTTATCCGAGTAAAGATTTCATTTTCTTGGCAGGCACTTTGCCTTCATTGATCATGTCCAAGAGTCCACGGCCATACTTGTTGACTGAGGATTTCTTGATCACATATTCACCGCGCATCATGTTGACTTGACCCTCGTCTGGTCCAGCAGGGTCAGGGCCAAAGACTCTAGTAATTAGGCCACCTTCAGCCGCGCCAGAGCCTGGAGCGCCATCACTGCCCGGAGCTGTGCCACTAGCGCTTGCATCCGCAGCAGCCGCAGCATCGGCAGCTGATGCCGCAGCAGCCGCAGCAGCCGCAGCCGCATCACCAGTGCCACCACCATAGTAATCAGCCAATGTTGTGCCACCCTTGGCAGCAACATCTCTGGCCAAATTAGCCGCTGCGATCTGGTCATACAGACCAGGGTTATAGCCGCCCATTGGCAAGTTGCCGACAACATTCTGATAAGGATTGCCGACTGGTCTCATCTGGCCCATGATCTGGGCATAGGGTGAGCCAGTGCCACCCACTGCAAATGGGTTGTACTGAGAGCCAATTGGAATGGATTGATAGTTGTTGAAGTTCTGGGCAAAGCCTTGGGTTGCACCAGCAAATGGTGTGGTCGCCCGAAAACGATTCTCAATGTCTGTGCCAGGCATTCCAGTGATCTGACCCACTTGGCCCGTTGTGATACCAAGACGATTCATCTCGGCAGCAATTTGCGTGTCAGTCAAATTGGGTGTTGTTTTAAGCCAGTTGGCAAATAAGTCGTAATTGTTTGTGGCTGTTGTATTTGTTGTGTTTGTAGTTGTATTAACTTTAGTGTTATCAACCACAGTCTTTGGCAAATATGGGGAAAGCCTTGACTGCACTTGGCCCACTGGCACACCCGTCATGCTTGAAATTTGCTGCGCATTGAGACCCAGACGATTCACTTCAGCAGCAATTTGTGCATCAGTTAAATTAGGTGTTTGCAGATAGTCATAAAGACCAGTCTCTGCTTGCGTTGCAAAGGTTGGCTTTGTGGCCGTTGTCACTGGCGTTGCAGCCGTAATGCGCTGCTGCACAGTATCCACTGGCACACCCGTCAAGGCAGAAACCTCTTGTGCTGAAATCCCAATGCGGTTTATTTCATTGGCAATTTGCGCATCTGACAAGCCTGGTGTCTGCAAATATGCAAGCAATTGTTCGGTCTTTGTAGCCATATTTATCCCCTAAAGTTCCTTTGCAAGTACAGCCCATTTTGGTTTGTACCCTTCGTCTTTCAAAAATGTCTCTGACCAGCCCCTTCGGCCTGCCAGAGTCACCCTGGTGCAACCAATCGATTTGCCCCAGGATTCGATCAATGGTCGCATCCGTGAGAGTTCATCTAGGTCGCCACCAGCCAGAAAATAATGCAAATTCTTTAGCCTGGGATAGACAATGATCTCTGTCAACACCACCGAGTCCTTGGCTGGCCACAGCTGTAATCTGTGATCCTCGACCATCTCAGCGACATCGTCAAAATTGTGTGTGCCTCCACTGTATTCTAAGGCAGCCTCCACATGATGGCGCAGCCTGTCCAAATGTTCTTGGTCGCTCATCGCTTACCAGCTGGCACAGCATCAAGCCTCATCACCCCAACACGCCAGTCAGCCAAAGTGTTGCCAGTGACCCTCATATTGACTTGTCGGCCAGAAAACCTCACTGAAGTTGGATTGGCTGCCGTGTATGGTCCAAATGACGATTGAGTGCCAGTCGGGTAATTGCGGGTTTTAAATGAAACCACGGCCTCACCCAAAGTCTGCTCATCGGGAATGACCTGACGCACCGACATGATGTTGTCGCCATTGCCAAGCTGGACTGGGCCACTTTCAGCGTAGAGGCTGGCACTGTCATAGTTAAAACCGACTTCATGCTCATAGATGTAGCCAGTGGTTGAAACCATCAAGGGATAGGTAAACACACCGGCATCAACCCCAGCAGTTCTGGCCAATGTGCCAATGTTCCAGTGGTTTTCGCGGTAGTTGAAAGTGACATAAGAGTCGTTTTCATTACTCGATGCGCTTGGGTAATACCACCAAATCTCGCCAAACTTGCTGACATGGACCGCATAGATTTTGCTGGCCTGCGCATAGTTGATGTTGTCAAAGATGTAATCTGACACATCACTTGGCAGTGGCTTGACATAGCCGTCATATATCCAAAAGCCTGCGCGTGACATCCAAATGGCTGCCGTATCAATGGCCGCCACCGCTTGGGCTGAAATGAGACCGCAGCCACTTCCAGCCTTCTCAAAGCCATAGACAAATGGGGCGCCAACATACTGGGCCGTGTGGACATCCACATCTGTAAACAGTAGATTGACACCTTTGACCCGCTTGCCAGCGATCAATGTGCCAGGGCTGGCCAAGTCATAGTCGCCTGCAAGGTTGTCGCCTGCTGGTGTCCAAAGGGTATTGTTCTCTTGGTCGCACCACTGCACCTTGCGTGGGTTTCCACCAGCGCCAAGGGCAAAGATAATGCGCTCTTGGGTGACTAAAACCGCCTTGTTGTTAACTGGTGCATTGGTAATGGCTGCGGCCAATGTGGGTGTAGCAAACCCCAATTGCCATTCATAGAGCTTGCCATCAGTGCTAGAGCAAGCAATCAAATACTCGCCCCATGTATCGAGTGACCAAGTGGTGGCAGGGATGGGTGTGCCGGTGTCTGGCCGTGCCACGCCATAGGCAAACGTGCCATAGGTGCTGTATCCATAGCCGGTGAGGGTTGTGGAGCTTGCGTAGCCACTGGTGAAGCCCGTTGGCGTAATGTCTTTGAGTGTCCCAGCCTCATTCATGGCATAGAGCTTGGTATGCGTTCCAGCGCCAATGTATCGGTTTCCACTGTTATCGCGCCAAGTGATGATGCCTCGGCATGAGCCAGACATCTGTGAGCTTGACCTGGTACGCCATCCATTGATGGGGCGTAGTGTCCCCTCATACCAGCGCACTAGGTTTGCGTCATACCAGCGGCCTGCTGCCTGGTATTCAGTACCATTTCGGAAAACACCTGGGGGTAGCTTTAAAGGTATGTACATGGCAGTATTTAGGTAATGTTTGAGACAAATGTCATTGTCGCAATAAGTGATGCCGTTGAGGGGTAATTTCCTGATGCAGCATAGGATTGAATACTCACCTGACTGCTGTCAGTCTCCCACCAAAGTTCCACATAATTGGTTGCATTTAAGCTCAAAAAGTAATTCCAGCCGACTAATGCATGGCCATTGACTGAGCCGTGTTTGCTTGGCACTGCAAAGAATCCAGTTGATCCAGTCACCACAGCCCCATTGATTTTGAGCCAGACCCTGACATCATGGTCCTGAGAGTCTGGGTTTTCAAACTGGCCAGACCACTGCAAATTCCAAATGCCAGCGTCAGCCACTGTGATCCTTGAATTGCTTGCGATAGTCACGCCATTGGCGTAATCGACAGTATTCAGTGTCATGGCATAGGCCGTGTTGGCCGCTGCTGCCGTTTGGTCCACAGTGCTTTGAAAAGCCCCGTGGGGTGCATTCATAAACCGACCGCCCCTTGGTCCAAACAAAGACCCCAGCACACTGGCCAGCTTCTTAAAGTAAATGGTCAGCGAGCCATTGTTCTCATTGAAATGCCTGCGCTCATACACCTCGGTCGGATAACCAAGGGTTGGTGGTGCTGGATTCTCAAGTTGTTGTGTTTGGCTGGCCATGGGGTAATTTTATGCCTCAATCAAGCAAAGCGCACTCAGCTTTTCTGCGCTTTAGTAAACCAGGCAAAACCTTTCCACCACCCTTGGTCCACAGCATGAGCTGCTCTTTGGCGCCTTCCCAGTCCCCTGCATTGATTTTTCGTTTCAAGGTAGAAGTCTGAAGCCGGCCAGTGCCGAGGTTGTAGCAGAAGTCCACGATGGCGTTGCACTTCTTTTCGTCTGTGGCAAGGATGGGGCAGTTCCTTAACGCACCAGGCAAGTAGGTATGCTCCAGCTCTATCATCAACAAAGCTCTGGCCGTTGGCTCATCCATTGGTGGGTCCTCCAATGTCACCTTGCGCTTGTCAGCGTAGTAAGTCGAGCCGTAGCCTATTGTTGCCACACCGGCTGGGCAAAGGTAAGGCTTGGCCCGATAGCCCTCAAACTGGCGGCAAAGGGCAGCAGCCAGCTCTAAGTTCATAGACCCCTCTTGGCCAATGTGCGATCAAGAAACCAATAATTGATTGTCCCAGACAGCAATGC